ATGAAGAAGGTCAGCATGTAGGCTAGGCGGTCACCATACATCTCGGCCATAACCTTACCCCCGGCAGGTTGAAGATTTCCCTGGACAGGGATGCCCACATCGCTCCACCTGGTAAACGTGGTGCCGTCAGCTTGACGTTCTGATACAGCTGGGTGAAAGTTCACCGTGCGCTGATCACGCTGTCTAAGCCTCATGGTAGGTCACCAGCTTCGCCAAGCGATGTTGGTTGAGAGTAGCCTTAATGGAATCTGGTAAATCGCCAAAGGCCCGGCTAACTCCGCCCTCAGAATGTGAAGTCTGCCCTTCTACCCCCATCATGTTAAACCTGATGACGGCGACCTGGCGGAGGGTGGATTCAAGGGTCGTGGGTAACTCCTTGCGATTGGTCCAGGAGAGGATGTCTTCTTGTGCATCGTCCAGGAGTAGCTGCAGTAGGTCATCCTTACCCAGGGCAGAGCCTCCTAGGGTTAGCTTTAGCTTGTCTAAACTGGTTTGTTCAGGCATAAAAGTCACCTACCCTGTAGACTCAATGAAGGCGAGAACCTTCTTGGGGATAGCTTCCTTGGAGGAATAACTTTTGCTTCTGGCCCGGTGTGTTCGGGCGTAATAGCCGTCTTTGTCCTTGCGGATGCCAACGTAGTAACGTCTCCCGTCCTTGACAATGCCTTTAACTGCCACGTTCACCCCTCCTGTATAAGCTTACAAGGGCCTTGCCCTGGGGGAGCATGCTGTCGGGCGGATAGTCCTCTGGGGCAAGAATGGTAATGTATGCCTCCCTGTTTCCGGGGGTAGCTTTCACCTCGCCCATCCGACCCACGTCTAAGGAAAACGCCCTGTGTATGCCTACCTCGATGTTCCAATCCTGCAACCTAAGGATTTTCTGCCATTCCTGCAGCTTGAGCCGAAGTTCGTCCTCGTTGAGGATTACTTCTTTATTCACCATCTACGTCGCCCTGGCCCTGGGTGCCGCGCCCTCACCTCGAATAACCTGGATAAGTTCAACCTTGGTAAGTTTGCCGTAACCGGTCAAACCCTGTTCTTTGGCCCGCAGCCTTAGTTGAGTCAGGGTCACATCCTCAAGCTTAAAGTCTTCTTTCGCTGAGCCCCTGCGAATAGCCACTATTCTGCGGGCGCGGTTAAATGATGCAAGCCCCATAATTACACCTCCCAGTAAAAATAAAGAGAGGGGCCATAGCGACCCCTTAAATCTTGTGCTTGAACTGGACAATCCGGATGTTCTTGTTCTCGTACACCCGGGTCCAGTTAGTGGCGTCGGCAAGCTCGGTGTTGGTGGGGGACACCCCTACAACAACCCCTTCTTCCCAGCGGACTCCTCGGGGATGAAGGATAAAGTGCTGCCGGTTGACCAGGATATCATCACCCTGGAGGCTATCCCGATCAGTCTCGGTCGGCACAGGAGCGGCACCGTTGCCAAAGCCGATTGCACCAGCCCCGAAGAGGTAAGTGGTGTACACCCCATTAGCGACAGGATGACCGTCATCTACGATGACGCGCTTGCTTAGGTAATAGGGAATCTTGGCCCCATCAACAGGGTTTTTCTCGTATTGAATAAGCTGCTCCTTCTGTAGCTTACCGAAGACCGCAGAGTGCATAGAGAAGGCGGACAGCCGGTCGGCAGCGTCACCAAGCTTCTGTTGTGCATCCACGGTGGTCGATGCACCAATAACGGCAGCGTCTCCAACAAGTGCGCTGATGTCATGCACGTTACCGGACATGGATGCGGACGCAAATACACCCTTGAGGGTAGTAAACAGCATCCGCTGCCGGTCCCTGTTCCACCAGGCGGCAACCAGGTCAGCAATAGCCCTCATGGGGTCGTCCCCCGACAAGGCCTTGGCCAGGTCATTGGCCCCCCAGGCCTTCCCCCGGGTATGCAAGCGGGCAACATCCTTGTTGGCCTTGATCTTGTTCACAGAAAGGGGATCAGTGTCACTGAGAACTTCGGACTCGCCGTCCAGGTCGTCCCAGAACGGCATGTTGATCATGATGCCACCCTTTTGGGCTAGGGCGTCCAGGGTAGAATCAGGCACAATAATCCCGGACTGAACCAGTGCGGAAAGTTCTGCCGTCCGCTGAATCAGGTAGGGATTAAACACCTCAGGGACAATAATATCAATGATTCTGGTGGTCAATTAAGTTCACCTCTCCTTATTTAGTTGCTGCTGCTTGAAGCTGCTTGGCCTTCTCAGGGTTTTCCTTAAGGATTTTACCTTGCTCGGTCAGGTTGAAATGCTCCCTGGACCAGGGGTTCTTATCACCGGCCGGGGCTCCCTTGGGGTTTTTCGGGGGATTTCCCTTAAGGCGTTCGTTTACTCCAGCTTCCACTGTGTCCCTAAAGGCCTTCTCAACGGCCTCTATGCTCTCGCTGGTGCTTTTGGCATCAGTGTACACGAGAACATCTGCAAGCTGCTTAGGCAGACCCTTTTCAGCCAAAGTCTCACGAGCCTGGGCGCGAAGCTCCCTGCGGGTTATTTCGTTTTCCCTCTGGGTGAGTTCAGCTTCCTTCTTCTGCCGCTCATATTCGGCCTTTTGCTCGGCGTTCATTTTGGCAAGCTTTTCGGCTTCAGTAATGGCTTCACCCAGCTTGTCACGGAACTCCTTTTCCCATTTGGCTCGTTCAGCGGCCAGACGCTTCTGGATGATAGCGTTGACTTCTTCCTGGGTCAGCCTCTTAGGCTTACTCTTGCCCTCGCCAGAACCCTCTCCGCCACCATCGCCGTCCCCTTCGCTGCCTGTGCCCTTGCTGTCATCAGTTCCGTCTGCGCTGCCGCCTTCGTCGTCAGGAGCCAGGTAATACATCCACGGTGTCAAAAAATCCATCATGTAACCTCCCGTTTATCGCCCGTCGGCTATTTCCGTTTATAGCCCGTCGGCTGCTCCATGCAGCTTTTTAAGTCTTCAGCACATTTTGGACAGGTCCCTATTTTATTGCATTATAAAAGCACCCACTTCCTAAGTAGGTGCTTTTACAGTTTACTATACGGACATTCTTTGCAAAGCTTTCTAGCCTCATCGATGTCCTCAATTCTGGCTAGCTCCTTGACCGATGAAACTTTCACTGCTCTACGCAGGGCCATTAGGGAGTCGTAGCATAGGTCTGGGTCAATAACCTCCCGGTATACAGGACAATAGTGGTCACTGTCGTAATCTAAGTTATCATTTGACATGCTTGTTAACCACCTCCATAATGCTTTCAGTTTCAGCGTCAAAGTCTACTTTGGACCAAGCAGTTTTGAATAACCAGTTATCGTCACGTTGCACAATAACAGAGACTCCTTTTGGGCCATAGAAGGCCTGCCTTCTCCCGCCCCACTGTGTAAACATTATCTTAGCATCATTCATGAATTCCCTAACCTGATCATCAGTGATTTGACGTTCAAGCATTCTGTTCATGATATGATATGGGTCTTTGGATTTCGGGTCGGGTAAGATAAACGCCTGCTTGGGACTCGGAGGTAGTGGCACCCCTTGTGCAATCCCAAGAGACTTAAGGTCTTTACCAATCAGATAACTACTCTTAGTGCCATCAGGGTAATTATTCTTGTATGAGTAAAAACCTTTTAAATCTTCCCATGCTTCTCCACCAGTATACTTCATATCCTGAAAAACTGCAAAGGACCTTGGAGCTTCCCGGCCAAGAACTTCTTTATATCTTGTGTGCTGCTTTTTGTCGGCGGTCTTGTTCCTGATCTTCTTTTCCATGATGTCAACCTGGTTTTTCCCATGCTTTTCGTCTAGGCCTTTGCGCCACTCCTTATAGGTCATGTCGCCGGGGACAAGCTCATTTTTCCCGGTCACAGGATCCCGGGCCCGGCGTTGAATGTTCTTCATCACATCCGGCCCGAAGTAAGCAATGGTTGTAGATCGGCAGTATGGATGAAGGGGGGGCATGTTTTTTCCCGGCACGCCATCCTTGACGGGGAAGATCTTGCCGTCATGCTCCTGGCAGATGTCACTTGTCCTCATATCCAGGGTGGCGAGGAACTGATACCGTTCGATTTCAGCCTCTTCATAGCTCTCCATCTCGGCGGCATTAGCCATATAGGTAACTTCAGTCCGAACTAACCTGGTCGCTGCGTGCTTCCCCACTTGGGAGAGTTCCTGGATGTCCTGGACCATCTTCTTTACCCCGGCCCCGCTCATAAAGCCAGCGGTTAGGGTTTCGTTGAGTTTGTCAGCCAAGACCTCTGTGTTGCCCCACACTCTTGCGCTGAAGCTCTTGCCGCTCCAGGGGTTTTTGAGTATCTGCTCCACTACTCGGGTAGGCACTGCGGCGAAGTCAAACCGGAACCCTAGGCCCTTTTGGATGTCGAACATGTTTCGGTAATAAGCCTCGTTGATGGTTCCAATGTAGCCTCTGGTGCTTAGCCTGATTTCAGCATCGGCTATTAGCCTGGCTTGGATTAGGTTATTGGCCTTGAGGGCTTCTAGCCTGGTTATCCTGGCAGCGTAGGCTGGGGCGTTAAGTTGGTTTAGGACTTGCCGCCGGATGGCTGGATCCTGGATCCTGGTCACCTGGGACTTGAGGGCGTCCCAATCCTTACGGCTAATCGGGGTGTTGAGTAGTTTTCTGGCCTGGTCGGGGGAGGGTTTACCATCGGTCGCAAACTTGTTGAATATTTGCCGGACTTCCTGCTCGATATCCCGAATGCTCTTGTCGTAAGCTTGGCTGATCAGGCCTATAGTGCTGTCTGCGCCCCGCTGGTAATCAACCATGCGCCTGGCTGCCCTGCCCTCCCAGTATTTATTCGTCCTGGCCTGTTGCGTCATCGTCATCATCTATCCCAGGTGTTACCGGGAAACCGAAAGCCGCCTGTTGGCGGCTCATGGACTCTTTTAGCTGGTCTGCTAGGCGTTTTTGCTCTGCGGTGACATCCGACACAAAGGGCAGCAGGGATATCAGGGTTCCGTTGGAGACCTTTCCATCAAGGATATTAATCAACTGAGCAATCTCCAGGAGGTTTGTCGGTAAGTTGCGGGTCATGGTTATCTCCACGTCGGAGACATCAACTGCCTTGCCTTTGACCCGAAGGATGTTGGCGTAAAGTTTTAGCCGCTCCCTAAGGCCCTGAACGAAATACCTCTCCTTAACCTGGGCAAGTTGCTCCAGGCCAAAAAGTTTATACTCCATGGCTACCCCGCTGGCGTTGCTGGCGAAGTGTTCATCGGTAAGACACGGAACCAGAGCGGATTCGTAGATGTCGTTCTTTAGAGACTTCCTAAGCAACTCTACCTGATCTTCATTGAGGCTCTTGGTAAGCCAAGAGGCGTCAGAATCGGGGTTGGGCATCTCCAAGACCTTGAATTGCTTAAGGAGCTGAATCGACTTGATTGAATCATCCAAGGTGTCACCCAAGCTCATGCCAACCACCTTGAGTATGCTGTCCACTAGCTGTTCCTTGTCGTTTACCCTGTCACTCTGCAGGAGATTGTAAGCATCTATCAAGGTGAGCTGCTGCTCAAAGTCCCCTTGTTGTTCCTCGTTGTTCCAGAACTCAATGACGGGGACGGCCCCAAAGAAGTGCTCCTGTTGGTCAACTAAGACAAAGTCATTCTTTCCAAGGTTTGCAGAGTGATACTGGGTAATATTACTTGCTGTATAAATCCACACGTGCCAGCCTTCCTGGGAATTATGCATGTCGTATTTCGGGTAGTAATGCACCGCGAAAAGGCTCTTATACTCCACGGTGTCGTCCACCACCAGGAATACCTGCCCTG